GGAAGCGCTTCGTCGAGCAGCTAAAGGCGTGGACGAGCCAGTCTTCTACCAGGGCGAGATCTGTGGACATATTCGGCGCTACAGCGACACGCTGCTCATCTTCTTGCTCAAGGCGACGAGGCCCGAGAAGTTTCGGGAAAAGATGGGCCTCGAGGTAGGGTTGGACAAGGAAACAAGAGATGAGTTTGCAGAAGCAGCGGACAAGTTCACCGCGGGAATATCTCGCCTCGCTACCCGCGCGACAAAGAAACAAGATCCTCGCCAAGATCCCGGACAAAATCAAAGCACATCTTGAGTACCACTGGCCCTTCACGGCTCGTCCCGAACAGATCCCCCCAGATGGTGAGTGGCGGGTGCTCGTCCTCCTAGGCGGCCGAGGTTCAGGCAAAACGAGATCTGGCGCAGAGTGGGTGCGGAAGAAAGCTGATGAGGATCCGGGGTGCCGGATAGCCCTGGTTGCTGCAACGCCGGGCGATGCACGCGATGTGATGCTCGAGGGCTCGAGCGGCCTGCTCAATGTGTGCCCGCCGTGGAATATGCCGACCTACGAGCCGTCGAGGCGGAAGCTTACTTGGCCGAACGGCTCGGAAGCTCACCTTTATTCTGGAGCTGATTCCACCCATCTCAACGGTCCCGCTCATGCATATGCGTGGGCCGATGAGCTTCGAGAGTGGAAGGATCCCGAAGCGTGGAACATGCTCATGCTGGGTCTCCGCTTGGGTGATGATCCTCGCTGTATTGTGACGACGACGCCACGCCCGCGTCCGTTCCTCAAGAAAATTCTAAACGACTCAAGGACGCGCGTAGTCAAAATGACTACCTACGACAACGCGCTGAACCTTGCCCCCGGATTCATAGAGAAGATCATCCGGCAATATGAGGGGACCCGGCTTGGCCGGCAGGAGCTCCTGGCTCACATGCTTGAGGACAACCCCGGTGCTCTTTGGCAAGCCACTCAGATCGAACTATGCCGGGTCGATAGCGTTGATGTTGAGACGCTACGCTCCGTCGTCGTGGGCGTCGATCCCGCAGTGACAAGCGGCGAAGAGTCGGACGAGACGGGGATCGTTTCCTGCGGGGTCGATCACGAGGACCATGGCTACGTGCTCGCCGATGTGAGCCTGCGCGGGACACCGGACGCGTGGGCAAAGAGAGCCGTGTCTGCCTATCATGACTTTCAGGCCGACAAGATCATTGCGGAAAAAAACCAAGGCGGAGAGATGGTCGAGCACACCATCCACACCAAAGACAAGAACGTTCCGGTGGAGCTCGTACATGCGAGCCGGGGCAAGAGGACCCGTGCGGAGCCCATATCCGCGCTGTCCGAACAGGGAAGGATCCACCATGCTGGCACCTTCGAGTTTCTTGAGGACGAGATGACGGGATGGGATCCTGACGCAGGCGATCCCAGTCCGTCCAGAATGGACGCGATGGTCTGGGCCTTCACAAAGCTAATGCTCGAGCCTCACAGTATCGGAGTTTACATAGATGCGCCAAAAGACAGATTTGAAATGCCGCAGGGCGTAGTCGAAACACATGGAGGTCGGCCGCTTGATGTTTGTGCGCGAGCGGGTTGTGAGCGGTGCCGCGAACGATTGAAGAGACAATAAGCTCATGAATGACGATGGAATCCTCGCGTGCCCCGCATGCGGCAAATCGGTTGAGGAAATCCATACCGCAACCTTCCTATCTGGCCAGATCCGGGTGCTGATAAAGCACGGGTCGGCTACCTGTATTCTCACCCCGGCCATGATTCGAAAACTCAAGGAACAAGTACACGAGATTGCGAAATCGGCGAGAAAACAGAAGGAGGCTAGACAGGACAAAACTATCTGAGTACAATGGGCTCACGATGGGTATTTGGGCAAGAATTGCCGAGCGCTTCAAGAAAACCGAGGTCATAGCTCGGATTATCCCCACGTATCAGGCTAGCCGCAAGCTCCCTCTTCCTCATGACTTCCGAAACCTCGCCGATGAAGGATACCGCAAGAACGTAGTCATTCATGCCTGCGTGCGGGTGCTGATGCGCACCGGCGCCGAGGTGGACATCCGGGTCAGACGCCAAAACGGGAAAGGCGAGCTGAGCCCCGTCGCCTTAAATGATCCTCTGCTCAAATTGTTGAAACGCCCGAATCCTGAGCAGTCCACATATGAATGGCTCGAGCAACTGGCGCTCCACTATCACGTAACCGGTAACTCCTTCACCCATAAAGTCAGGAGCAGCCGGGGGCAGGTTGTTGAGCTCTGGCAATTGCGGCCGGACAGGACACGCGTCAAGCCGGGGCTCGGTGGTTTTGTTGAGGGATACAGGTTTCCTGTTGGAAGCGATCCTCAAAAGGAAAGGCCTGTTCCTTTCGAAGATGTGATCCACATGAGGATGCCGGACCCGCTCGATGACTATTACGGCCTCTCTCCCATCGCGGTCCTGGCGCGCGTTGGCGACCTGGACAATCACGCCATCGATTATCTGCGCGCCTTCTTCCAGAACAACGGCATTCCAGGTGGATTGCTCAAGGTGAAGGAAATCGTCAACAAAGAGAAGGCTGACGCCATCAAGCAACGATGGACGGATCAATACGGGAAGGGTGAGTACAGCGGAAAGAGCGGATGGCACTCCATCGGCCTGATCGATGCGAACGCGGAATATCAGGAGATAGGAACGCAGCCGAATAAGCTCAACCTAGCGGCGATCTTCGGGGAAACTGAGAGCAGGATCTGTGCCGCATTCGGAGTGCCGCCGATCATAGTAGCTGTTTGGATTGGCCTCATGCGCTCGACTTACGCAAATTACAAGTTTGCGATGAAGGATCTCTGGGTGGACCAGGTCTCTCCCCAGTACAAACGCATCGGCGACAAGCTCACCGCCGAGCTCGCCCCGGAGTTCGGTAACAACTATGTGATCGACTTCGACTTCTCGCACGTCGAGGCGCTTCAAGAAGACAGAGCCGAGCTGAGGAAGTACGGTCTCGAAGGATGGAACGGCGGCCTTCTGACACGGAACCAGGCGCTCGAGCTCGGCGGACTGGATCCTATACAGGGAGCCGAAGGAGAGGAGCGGAAGCAAGTCGGCGGCGGCGGGATGGCTTTCTCGAGGACGTTTTTTGCCGAAGCCGCCCCGCGAGCCCAGCTCTCAGTTGGCGACGAGATCCCTGTTGGCAAGGCACCGCCGGATCCGGAGTGGAAAGCGCTCCACCGCGCCGCGGACGAGAAACTCAGAGCCATGATCCGAGCATTCCTTCGGGCCGTGAAGGAGACAAGGAAGGCGGTGGACGTCGAGGCCATTCACAAAGCCCTCAAGGTGGGCGACATGGTCGGGGCTGAGGATGCCATCCCATGGGATTCTCTGGCCATCGGCAAGCTCTCCGACCTTTACCCGGAACACCTCAAGGCCATCTTCAGCAAGGCGGCCTCGCTGACTCGCATACCTGAAAAAAGAGCTGATGCCATTGGGCCTCGCGAGCACCACGTCGTCACCGTTCCACCCGAAACCGCCGAAGCGTGGGCGCAGCAACGCGTCGCCGAGCTCATTCGGGAGGTTTCGGAGACCACGAAGGCAGCGGTGCGGCAAATTATCGACCGATGCTTTACCGAGGGGCTCAAGACTCTCAGAGCGGCGAAACAGATCCGGGACATGGTGGGGCTCACGGCCCGCCAGGAGCTCTCGGTGAAGAACTACCGGCTGGGCCTGATCAAGGACGGCTTGAGCCTGGACGCTGCTGACAGGCGTGCTCTGAGAAGGATGGCCAGGCTCTTGCGCAAGCGCGCTCTGACAATAGCACGGACTGAGGGCATCCGCGCCGGATCTGCCGGCCAACACGAGCTCTTTCAGGAGGCTGCACGCCAGCGAATTATTGATGCCATCAAGTCTCGGCGTGTTTGGGTTGTCACGCCCGACGACAAAGCGTGCAAAAAATGTCTTGCCCTTGACGGAAAAAGCGTCGGGCTGAATGAGGAATTCGCGCCGGGAATCATGTTTCCACCATTAGAACCGAATTGCCGCTGTGCGGTTGCGATAGAACAATGACGATGAGTGACGAGAGAAATCGCCGCCGATGCGCGCTGATAGAAAAGGAGATCTCCGGGACGCTTTCAGCCGCCGATGCGCAGGAGCTTGAAGATCTCCAGGCGCAAATGCTTGAGCATCGGCGCACCGTAGCGCCCCTTCCCCTCGAGGATTTGCGCGAGCTTCATCAGCAGATGAGGAAAGCGACGTCTAAATGAAGGACCGAATTTCATTTGACGGCCAGGAGCACTTCCCTGTCTATAACTGGGAGCCGGAACAGCGACTTGAGAGGAAGGAACCCGAGCCTATTCATTGCGACTGTTGCCCCAATAATCCTGTTCTGATGGCTTTGCGTAAAGGGAACAGAATTACTATTCGGTTGAGGAAGCACGGTCAGGATCACTACGCGACGTTGCTTCTTGACAAAAGAGAGCAAAAAGAGTAGACACTACAAATAGGCAGCTAGTACTGCCCACATAGGCTGCTGGTACAGCCCTCACAGGCACCGCGAGTGCCCCACCGGTGAGGGCTATGAGTAAGAACAAATTATCAGGGATAGCGACAGAGCGCTTCCACGTATCTTTCCAGATCGACCCAGAGTCTAATCTCGAGGAGCGAGAGTTTGCTGGGATGGCATCGGTGTTCGGCTCCCTCGTCGACGGAGCTTTCCAGCCGACGATCATCGAGGAAGGCGCGTTTTCCAAAACCCTTCTCGAGCGCAAGGGCGAGGTCCCCGTTCTCTGGCAGCATGACACACGCGAGCCTATCGGCATACCGGTCGAGCTGACAGAAAATGCTGCCGGACTCTACATCAAGGGCAAGATCTCCAAGACAGACGTTGGAGATAAGGCCTTGACCTTGCTGCGTGACGGCGCGCTCCGCGGGCTCTCGATCGGCTTCGATCCGATCAAGTGGAGCATGGAGAAGCAGCGGGAGACGGATCGCGAATGGGACGCGATACGCCACATCACGGAGCTCCGGCTCTGGGAGGTGAGCCTAGTGACCTTCGGGGCGGATCCCTTGGCGACCGTGACCGAGGTGCGCTCGAAACAAGCCGGCGAAGCGTTCCAGAAGAGCTTCGAGGTTCAGAGCCTCATCTGCCCGAAGGACAAGTGGGACTCTCTCGCCGATGCAAAGAAGTGGCTCAAGGACCACGACTACCGGACCGACAAGGTGGACACCACAGAGGAATCGTGGCGATTTCGCCAACGGGAGCCGGGCGATTTCCTGCGATTCCGCACTATCTGCCTGAATCCTAGCCGCAAGACCAAAATGGATGACTGCAAGGTGAAGGCGGTGGGCGGACTTCTCAAGCAGGCACTGATCGATCATATCGAGGCCATGCTCGAAGATGCGAAGGGCGTCGAAGGTATGGCGGAACAGATAGAAGGCATTATCGAGAGAATTACCGAGCTTCCCGAGCCGCTTCAGATGGACGAAGGGATCGAGCCGGATGAGGCACTTGAGGGCAAGGTAATCAGTAAGAAAAACAAGAAGCGTCTCAAGGAGGCCATCGAGGCGCTGCAGGAGCTTCTCAAGCTAGCCGAGCCGCCGGAAGGCGACGACACGTCCGGGAAACCCCCGAGAAAAGACAATCGTCGTACACAGGCACTCACTGCAGAAGTGGAGCTCATGGAGGTGGAGCTCGCCGAAGCGGAGGCGAACTTCGCACAAACAACCACTACGTAAGGAGGTTTTGCCAATGTACGAAACCGAGATTGCGCAAGTGCGGCAGAAGGCCGCGGACGCGCTGAAAGCTTGGAAGGAGTGCATCGCCAAGTACAAGAAGACGCCGGAAGACCAGTGGTCCGCGCAAGATCAGGAGAAGAAGGAGAAGGCACGGAAGGACTTCGAGCAGTTCAACAACGAGCTGGTCGATCTTCAGGCGAAGCAGAAAGAAGAGCAGGAGCTCGCGCACTTCGAAAAGCAATACACCGAACCCGCCACACGCGTGCAGGTTCACGGTCCAGAACCTACCGGGCCAAGCGAGAAACAGCAACTGGAGCAGAAGAAGAAAGAGGAGCACAAGGCTGCTTTTCGCGCCTACCTCAAGGCACCGAAGGGACTCGCTGAGCGCGCGGCCATGGAGGAGCTGAAGTCTCACACCCCCGAGGAGATCCACGCTCTCCTGAGCACAACGGGCAGCCTGGGCGGTTTCACGGTGCCCGAGGACTTCAGGAATGAGGTCCTGAAGGATCTGGCCGGCTTCGCGGTGATCCGGCCGCTTGCCCGGATTCTCCCGACGAACAGGGACACTGCGGTCATCCCGACCATCGTGGCCGCCAGCGCGACACGTGCCGCTCAGGGCTACACCAGCGGATTCGCCGGCGAGTGGAAGCAACAGCGGACCTCGAGCGGTGGTGCTACCGCTCTGGACACGCAGGATCAGCCGACATTCGGTCAAGAGCGCATCTCGGTCAACAAATGGGAGCCGGATGCGATCGAGGTTTCCCGGGAGACTCTTGAGGATTCCGCCGCGGACCTCGATGCGATCCTCGCCGAGCTCATCGCCGAGGTTCGGGCGCTGGACGAGGACTACGAGTTCATCAACGGGACCGGCGTCGGTCGCCCCGAAGGTTTACTCAGCACCGGGGCCAACATCGCCAGCGTGATAAGCGGGGCCACCAGCGCTCTGACATTTGCCGGGCTCATGAATCTCAAGATGACCCTACGGGCCCAGTACCGGCAGAACGCAACTTGGCTGATGAACTCCCTGACCTTTGCGGCCGCGATGGTCCTGGAGACCTCTGCCGGCGTGGACCTGATCTTCAAGCAGATGTTGCTCGAACCGGGCAAGTTCATGCAGAGTCCGCTCGTGTTCAGCGAGTTCATGCCGGATGTTGGCGCGGGTCTAAAGCCGATCCTCTACGGGGATTTCCGCCACTACGTCATCGCGGATCGGCAGGAGCTTCGAATCCAGAGGCTGGAGGAGCGCTTCGCTCCCAACCTGGGCTTGCTGCCCTACGCCCGCCTCGGCGGACAGACCGTGCGTCCGAACGCTTTCCGCGTCCAGCGCTGTGCCACGGCATAGTGAGGGCCAATGAGCCGGAGAAGCAAAAAGCTGGCGTCTGAGCGGGCCACGAAACCCGCTGAGACGCCGGCGGTGCAGCCGAAGGAGGCGATCACCATGAAAGCTGAAGAGCAACCGCAAGTCAAAGTTGCCGAGCAGCCTGAACCAAAGCGAGAAGAGCAACAGGAAGAATGGAAGTGCCCCGGCTGCGAGATCGTTTTCGACAATCAACCAGAGTGGAATTCGCATGTGAAACGTCACGCTCATGCGAATCAGATGCTCTGAGTGGATAGGAGAAGAGAGACATGAGCATGATGGGACAATGGATAGAGCAGCTTACCGCGCTGGTATCGACTGGGGCGGCCCGTAATGCTGGCGACACCGGCATCGGCGCGACGGCCAACGGCGTCGAGATCGATCTGCGGCCGAGCGGCCGGCGCTACCAGTCGTTGAAGATGTTGATCTCGTACTACGCGCTGGTCTGCAGCGGCATTGCGGTGACGATCGCGGCCAATCTGCAGGATCGACTAGCGACCAGCGGGACTGGAAGCACCTGGGCGGACTTCGGGACGGCGCCGACCAGTCACACGGTAACAAACTCGGACACCGGCAACGACACCGTCTACGGAGAGTTTCCCTGGAATCAGGATCTCCGGGGCGCACGACGTTACTTGCGTGTACAGACGCACCCGAGCATCGCGACCGACACCGGCGGTGGTGCCACAGGCACGGGCAGCCTCGTTCAGCTCTGGGCCGTGGCCACGTTGCTCGATGCCAACCGTCTGCCGGCGAGCGGCTGATAGATGGGCGCAGCAAATAAGGTCGCCATCGTAGGGTTCAGCGAGAAATCGAGGGATCTCGCGCCCTACGATGACGACTCGTTCGAGATCTGGGGTTGCAACCATCTCTACAGGTTGATTCCCCGTGGGGACGTGTGGTTCGAGCTGCATCACCGCGGCGAGCTCGAGGCGAAGTACGGAACCAACTGGCCGGAATACCAGAAGTGGCTCAAACAGACGAAAGATCCGATCTACATGCTCGAGAAGCACCCCGACTTCCCGGCCAGTGTGCGGTACCCGATCGAGAAGGCCGCGGAGTTTCTAGCGGGGTTTCAGCTCAAGCGGCCGGACGAGGAGGCGGAGAAGCCGTACTTCGCGAGCACGATCGCCTACATGTTCGCGCTCGCCTTCATGAATGGGCACGAAGAGATCCACATCTACGGGATCGATATGGTGATCAACTCGGAGTACGCCGTGCAACGCCCCAACATCGAGTACCTGATCGGCCTGGCGCGCGGGCGAGGCGTGAAGGTGGTGCTCCCGAAGGAGTGCGCGATTCTGAAGGGGCGTCGGCTCTATGCCTACGAGCACGAGACCTGGAAGTACGCCGACACCATCACCGCGATGCGAAAACGCATCGAGGACCTGAGCGAGAAATGGAAAGAGGCGGAAAAGCGACATCTCGCCGGCCTGGATGGGCAGCATGTATGCGAGGGGGCCCGGGGATGGTCGCGGGAGTTCAAGGGGCGGATCTCCGAGAACGGCTACGACGTTCCGAAGATCCTCGAATTGCTCGAGGAGGAGGCGACGCGTCTGGATCAGCGGTTCAAGGAGCTCGAGCAGCAGAACCTCAGAGCTCTGGACGAGATGCACAACTACGAGGGTGCCAGGTGGGAAGCCATGTACTGGATCGATAAGTTTGGCTACAACGATCGGGGAGAGCCGCTGTGAGTGGATGGACGCTGCTTTCTCTCTGCTTTCTTGGGACCTCCGTTTTCTTCTGGCTTGCTACGGGCGTGTTGTGGGGCCTCGGCCTGATTTGCCGCATGAACATCCGCCGTCTGAGCGGGGGGGAACGGTGAACGTAGCCATCATCCCTGCCAGGGGCGGCTCGGTGGAGGTGCCGCGGAAAAACGTCCAGCCTTTTTGCGGTCGCCCGTTGCTGACCTGGACCATGGACGCCGCCCTCAAGGCCGAGAAGATCAACCGCGTTCTTGTGACTACGGAAGACAGAAGCATAGCGAGCCTGGCTCACGATTGTGGGGTCGATGTCATCTTCAGGCCACCGAGCCTGGCCGAGGACGACACGCCCCTCGACCCCGTCATCGTCCACGCGGTAGAGCAGCTCGACGAAACGCCGAGTCTCGTGGTGACACTTCAGCCGACCTGTCCGATTCGGCCGGCCGGCATGATCGACGCCTGCATTGACGCTCTCCTGAAAACATGCTCGGACAGTCTGTTCACCGTCTACGAGGGGGGGCATTTCGCGTGGAGCGGAGTCAGAAACAGAGTGCCGTCGCTCCGCTACATGCAGCCGTTGAGTCCAGGCGACCGAGTCAACAGACAGCAGATCTGTGATTCTCAGCGCGTCTGGCTCGAGAATGGCTGCGTCTTCGTCACCAAGGGGCCAGAGCTCCTGCAGCACAAAGCGAGGATCTGCGGATCAAAGCTGTCTTACGAGATGGACCGGTGGCACTCGGTCGATATCGATTCCGCGCGGGACTTCCGGATCGCTGAATTGTTGTTCGAGGAGTACCTGAAGGAGGAACGCGCCGAAGAAGTAGGGGCGAATATCAACTGTCATGGCTCTTAACGCGCAGGCACTAATCACGGTAGAGGAAGCCAAGGAGCTTCCCGACGTGAGCGGTATCGGAAGCGATACGCTCATCGAGTCGGCGCTCAATGCGGCTTCTCTCGCGCTGGAGTCTGCGATGAACGGCACCGTGTTCGTGCAGCAAACATTCACCGAGGATTACAGCGGCGGCATCAACGGCAGGCGGGGAGGGGCAAAGCGCATCCATCTCTATCGAAAGCCGATCGTCTCGGTCACGTCGATCCTCGATGATAACAGCAACGAGGTAACGTCCACCTACTACACCATCGTCGCTAAACAAGGTTTCCTTGAGCATGACTGGAGATGGCCGGCGCCAGTGGGTCGCTGGACCATCATCTACAAGGCCGGCCTCTGGGCGACCGAGGCGGACGTCGACGCCGCCGTAAAGGAAGCATGTAAATTGCTCGTCGCCGAGCGCTATCGTAGCCGGCGGCCCGGCATTCAGTCCACGAGCGTGGGCGGGAGGCCTGGAAGCAAATCGGTCACCAAGGCTGTGCCGAGAAATCCCGCCGGCCTTCCTGATGATGTTTGGATTCTGGTCCGCAAGTATTGGGAGTCAACGGTCTGATGGCTATCAGCCTGAGCCACGCACAACAGGCTTTCCAAGGCCTCTCCGCACGCTACCCCAAGGCGGTCGTGGCGGGCATGCGCGCCGGACTACTGCGCGCGCACCAATCGGTGGTGCGTGAATACATCGTGACCCGTAGCGGCCCCCCCTTACCGGACAGGCTCACGAAAAGAAGCGGTAGACTCTCGGCATCGGTCCGGATGATCGAGCCGAAGCACAAGGGCAGAGAATTCGTCGGCGGCATCATGGCTGGCAGCTCCAGGGTGCCTTACGCCGCCATCCACGAGAAGGGCGGTCGCACGGGGCCCCACATCATCCGAGCCAAGCGAGCGCGCTGCCTGCGCTGGGTCGACAAATCGGGAGAGGTGCGTTTCGCCAAGTCGGTCAAGCACCCTGGCACGAGAATGCCGGCGAGACCGTATCTGATGCCGGCGCTGGAAAAACACATACCCCAGATCGAGAAGCAAATCGCTCTCGCTCTCGAGGTCTTGGCCAGGCAGCTACTGAGGTGACATGAGGTAACAAGAGGTAACATCATGTCAAATCCTGCAACCACGGCCCGCGAGCTCGTGCTGGAAGATATCCGCACGACGCTTCTGGCCATGAGCGTGGGCAGCGACTACAACTACATGCCGGACAAGGTGACCCGGATCCGCGGTCCTTTCTTTTTCTACCTCGATGCCAGTCTCGACCTGATGTACTTCATCGAGGTCGGCAGCACGAAGCACGCTCTCGACACACAGGACGGGCTCTGGGTCGCGACGATGGAGGTCTACGTCACCGCGGCGAAACGTTATCAGACGGACAGCCCCAACCCTGTGATGAGAACGGGCGAGCAGGAGTCCACGATCAGCAGCAGGATCTTCGGGGACGTCGTCAAGGCGCTGTTGCCGACGCATACGCGGAGTGAGCACGCGCGCCAGACGGTACTCACCGATGATATCCCCGTGGACGCGCCGGAGATCGAGGAAATAGAGGGCTGGGCGGCGCACGAGTTTCGCTTCGAGGTCGAGTTTGAATATCAGGAGGACGCGCCCTGATGGACAAGGAACTCGAGCGGCGCGTCGAGGATCTGGAGCGCCGTCTCGATACCCTCGAAAAGGTATCAGGAATTACCGAAGAGGATGTGAAGCAGGAGGCGGTTACACGCTACCTTGAGCAACGTCACAACCGACGTGAACAGTGGAGAAAGAGAAGCGCTGAAGACCATGAGCAGTAAAAAGGTTTGCATCGTGGGCTTTTCTGAAAGCACCAGAGATGATGCGCCCTTTGATGATCCGAGCTACGAATTCTGGGGCATGAACAATCTCTGGAAACACGTCGATGCACCTTGGTCGCGATGGTTCGAGATGCACACGCCTTCATTCATCGAGCGGCACCGCGAAAAATGGCCGGAGTATCCCGAATGGTTGAGAACTACAACGATACCGGTCTATATGCTGCGGCAATACTCAGAGTTCCCCTCGAGCCGGAATTACCCGCTCGAGGAGGTGCAGGCAAAGCTCGCATTGAATCTCAACAGCCCAGAGCCCGATTACTTCGCCAGCACCGTGGCTTACGCGATCTGTTTGGCCTATCACGAGGGAGTTGAGGAGCTCGCGATCTACGGCGTGGACATGGTCAAGGACACCGAGTGGGAGCATCAGCGACCCAACTGCGAGTATCTCATCGGCCTTCTTCGAGGTGCCGGAATCAAAGTTCATGTGCCGCAACGTTCAGCGCTTCTCAAGGCTCAGTGGATGTATGGATATCAGGAGAGGCCGGCCACGCAAAGAATTGAGCAAAGCGCGGTGGAGCGGCTGGAACAACTGGACGCCGAAATCAAGCGACTGAAACACGAGACGGAGAAAGCTCAAGGAGAGTACTTCGTCCATGTGGGTGCGTATAAGGAGACACAGATATGGCTGACAAAGATACGGGAAGCGGCGCGCGGCGCAAGCCTGCTGTGAAACCGGAGCTCCAAGCTGCCGAGCGCGATCGCCCCGCGTCGAGCAGGGCTCCGAGGCGCCCTGCCGAACTGACCGAAAAGGAAAAGCTGCAGAGAAAGAACGCTGAGCTTCAAAAGGCGATGGCCGAAGCACCCCCGGCGCCAAAAACCAGTTTCTTCAACTCCGATGGCGGCTGTCTCCAGGATCGTCGCGGCGCTTGCAAGGGAACGCCGATCCGTATGGGCCGATGGAAGGGGCACCCGAACTTCACCTGTGCCTGCGGATTCACCGCGCTGGCCGTTTCTGCGAAGGTCCTGGCCGCCGCGAAAAAGGCTGACCTTCTCTAAAGGAGGACTTAATGGCAACTCTAAGCGTACAACAAATCATCAGGTCGGGGCTCAAGCCCACCTATGCCACCGCGGCGACCGGAGGCGATGAATTCGTGAACGATGGTGTGTTCACGTTCTTTCATGCGAAGAACGCAGCAACCCCGGCCATCGCAGTGACATTCGTCACTCAGAAAACGGTAGATGGGCAGGCTGTGGGCGACAGGACCGTCTCGCTACCCGACGGTGAGGAGCGCATGGTGGGACCCTTTCCGACAGACGTCTACAACAACGCCAACGGTCGCGTGGCGGTCACCTATGATGCTGTGGCTAGCGTGACCATCGCGGCCATAAAGATGAGCTAAAGGAGGCTAGTATGGGCAAGGCAGCGAAAGGAACACTTCTAAAAATCGGCGATGGTGGGGCCACGGAGGCTTTCACAACCATCTACCAGGTTCGGGACATCTCCGGCGGCGGCGAGTCCATCGACACGGAAGATACGACGCATCAGGCCAGCGTGAAGGAAGAAATCGTCGCGACGGTGATCCGTGGCAACGAGCTCACCTTCCAGGTCAACGACAACCCGCGGAACGCAACACACAGCACGGCAGGGCTCCGTGGTGATCTTCGCGCTGGCACGGATCGGCATTTCAAGATAGCCAGGCCAGCCTCGACCTCTACCGGTTGGGACATCTTGGGGTTCACCGCACTCGTGCGGAATCTCAGTCCCTCGTATGCGCTGGGGAGCGCGCTCTTTGCCGATGTGACACTCAAGCCCCACACCGATCTGGAGACGTGGAGCACGGCGCCTACTTCCTCTGGCTAGGGTGGTTTATGAAGAAAAGCCGCTTGGTCAAGAGAGAAAAGGAAAAGCTACCTCTCGAGCTCGAGGGCGAGGAGTGGATCGAGGTCAAGACGCAACTGACGGTGCGGGAGAAACGCCGGTTCCAGCGTGCCGGATTCGACCGGATGAGGAGCGTAGGCGATCAGGAGAAGCCCGAAGTCGAGATCCATGTTGACTGGGAGGACGTGGAGACCTCGCGGATCCTGGAGTATGTCACCGATTGGTCTTTCGTTGATCACAACGAGAAGCCTCTGCCGTTCAACAAGCAGACGTTAGGCGACATCGATGAGGAGGCTTTTGAGGCTATCGTGAAGGCACTGGACAAGTTCGTCAAGGAGACTGAGCAGGAAAAAAAATCGCAGAGTCCCACCACGGACTCCGTGAGCAGGTTAAAGAAGATCTCCTCCTGATGCGCTGGGCCGGCTGGACCTACGATGAGTACATGGATGCTCCGGCCGATGTCGTCGATACTCTCCGTGAGCTGGTAATCGAGCTTTCCCAACCCGTTGCCCAAGCAGCCCGAGGCCACGAGGCGGATCTAGATGAGAAGGAGTATGAGCTCGAGAAAGTCGTCATGTCGGATGGTCGCGTGGAGAAGCATCGGGAGGCCTCGCCGGGAGATAAGGTGATCGACGAATTCTTCGGACCGCCCCCGAGGCGGAAGTAATGACGAAACGAGAAATCGAGCTGGTGCTGAAGTTGAAGGACGAGATGTCTGCAAAGCTGAAGAAGAAAGTAGAACAACTGCGGCGCAAGAAGGTGCCAAAGAAATGACGAAGGCAGAGATCGAGGCGGTGCTGACGCTCAAAGATCATATGTCTGCCACGGCGACGAAGGCCGCCAAAGCTATCAGTGGGCTCGGCGGAAAGGTTTCCCAGATGGGCTCAAAGCTCGCCGCGGCGAGGGGGCCGGCACTGGCGGTCATGGGTGCGGTGGGGGCCGTAGCGGCGGCGAGCCTGAAAGCGGTCAACGATGTCCGAGAGCTCGGTACACAGCTCGTTGATCTCTCCTCCAAAACCGGCTGGAGCCTCAAGGCCCTGCAAGAAATGAAGTATGCGGCCGAGCAGGTGGGCATAGGCCTCAAAGAAGTAACAGGGGCCGGGGTTCGCCTGCAGCGCCGTCTAGCGGCAGGGCTTCCGGAGGCGACCAAGGCAATGAGCAAGATGGGCGTTGGCGTGAACGAGATACTTCAAGCGAAACCGGAGGAAGGATTCCGCAAAATAGTTGCTTCCATTGCAGCGATGGAGAATCCTGCCGAACAAGCCGCGGCGGCGATGGCCATTTTCGGTGACGTAGGGTTGCAGATGCTTCCCCTTATCCGTAGCGATATTGAGGGGACTATCGAGACGTTCCACGACCTGGGCGGCGTCATCGAGGATGACGTTCTTAAATCAGGCAAGTTACTCGATGACAAGATGACGGATCTGCGGCTGGTGATGAAGAAGCTCACGACTGATATAGGTGCGGAGCTCGTCCCGGCGGCGACCAAGCTCGTCGAGGCGTTCATTTCAGGCGTCGGTTGGCTCGGTAAGCTAGTCAAATGGTTCCAGGGATTGCCTGGACCGGTCAAGGCTGCGGCAGCGGGGGTTGTGGCCGCCGCAGGCGCTGTTAGCTCTCTCGTTCTTGCCGGTGGTGTCTTGTTGCCGATGATAGGCTCAGCTATAACGGCATTTGGCACTCTCGGTGTCACGGCGGGTACTGTGACGGGGGCGCTTGGCTTGCTCGGTCCGGCGCTTCTCGCCGTCGCCACAGCGATAGCGGCCTACAAGCTGACGGACTGGGCGATGGAATGGTCCGGACTTCGAGGATACATCGATAATTGTTACGCGTCGGTTTTGAAATGGCTCACTGTGGCCAAGGGTTCTGAGCAGCAAACGAGAGCAATGGCTCAGGCAAGCATCATCGCCGGCCGCGAGATAAAGGACTGGAGTGAAGCCACCAAGATCATCAACGAAGATCTCAATAAACAGCGAGATGCGCTGGGTGAAGCAGGAACCGCAACTCGGAATTTCGCGGAAGAGGCCAAGAAGCACAAAGAAGTGGTCGGCACTATTTCAAGTAAAATCATGCCAGCCTTCATTAAGACCCATAAGGATTCGGGACGCGTCATTGGGGAGTTCGGGGCGCATCTCGCCTCACTGAGGCTGAACGCGGAGCAGGCGGCCAAGCCGGTGGAGAACCTCGGCGATCAGACCAACATCATGGCGGACATCCTGGAGAAGCACTATCTCATCCAGGCCGAGAAGGCCGTGCAAAAGATGGTTGAACAGAGGGAAGCGGCGAAGGCCGCACGGGAAGCCGAGCTGGCCTTATTTGAAGAGCAGGTGAGGCTGGCGCAGGCGGCATATGAAGCCGCGCAGGCCTCGGACACTTTAGGTACTAGTTTTCAGGGCCTGCTTCAACAAGCAGCTAACCTGAGTCAGGTTCTGGGTGGAGAGGGTCTCGGTCGAGCGTTCGGCGGGATTGGCGCGGCGGCTGGTGGGCTTACGGGGCTCTTCGGTAAAGAGGGGGGTGGATTCGGTATCGGTGAATTCACGAAAAAGTTCAAGACGGAGGCCAGCGGGCTTTCGATTTCCTCACTCATCGGCGGTGTAGCCAGTGCAGTTCCGATGGTGGGCGCAATTGCCGGGCCAATCATTGGCGCACTCGGGAAAATCTTTGGAGGCAGAAAAGCAAAAAAGATCGTCAAGGAGACGGCTCGTGACTATGGAATGAGCATAAGCAAGGAGCTGGCGGAGCAGATCGGGGATCTCGGCAAGCACTTGAACCTCGATAAGTTCGAGGCGTCCATGCTGATGATAGGCGACATTATCCGTGAGGGGGGCGGGCTGAGTGAAGATAATCTTGGAAAAATCACTACTCAATTCAATTTGCTTCTGGAGAGCACCGCGAAAGGCACTGTACCACTACACGAGGGCTTGCTTGCCATAAACGACGGTTTCAAGGAGATCGTCGGCGGCCTGGAGCAGATGGGCACAAAGGGCGATTTCGAGATTGGCCGAATCGTCAGCAAAATGCGGGAGCTCGGCGTTCTCACAGGCGAAGCCAAAGAACAAGTCAACCAGTACATCGGGGAGGGGCTCACAGCGCTCGGTGACTATTTCGGCTATTTGAGCGAGCAAACCGCCATCACGAAGATGGAAGCCGATGCCGCTGTGCAATTGATGGCTGGTGGTTTCGGTGCGGCAATCGAGCAAGCCGGAAGCCTCTTCGGCGCGGTCATGTCTTTGCCCGACTCATTTGGTGCGCTCATTGAAAAGCTGAAAGAAACAATAGGAACCGAAAATGAAGCTTTCCTTCGCATGAGTGAATTGTATAACTTCACCAAACAAAACCAAGAACAGCTCGGCGCGATTGCAGCTCTCGGTGAGGCCATGCGAGGCTTCGCCAGAGCGGGTCTCCTCACCTCGCAGGATATGGGTGCGTATTCCGATTCCATGAAATCCCAGTTCGACAAATTGATTGAATCCGGCGGTAGTCTGGAATTGGC